GAACGTACCACCGTGAGCCATTCCGTATAGTGCTTTAATCTTTACACCGGGGGGAAACCCAGCGTTAACAGGAAAGTGTCGAGAATAGTCGTTGGTGTTACCAACCCCAAGCTGACCTTCATTACCACGACCGATCATACGAACTGTACCGTCAGTCATGACGAAGCCCATGTTGGCGTGAGGGTAGGTATAAAGACCAGACGTGCGTTGCTTACCGTCCATCCATTGACCAGTTTTAGCCAGCTTATAGACGGTCGTTCCATGCCGACCTTCAGTATGAGTGAAGCCCAATGATCCATCAGACTGCACCATGATTTGTTGCCCTGCCATTCCTGACAGATTTAGTGATGTACCGGGAGTGAGCAATTCGTTTTTGTTCTCAGCGTTAAGCTGACCACTTCCCATAGTGACCCAACTAGAGCCATTATAGGATTTCACCTTATTGTCTTTTCGCGTTACATCGCCTCTTGAGTAGCTTTCCGCTGCGGAATACAGCCCCTTCCAGCGGTAGCCTAATTTTGAAATATCAATTTGCATTATAGAACCACCGTTAGATTATTGTTACGAACCTCGAAGTCCACATTTTCAGCCATCGTCCATGTGTCATAATCAGCGACATTGTAGTCGTCACGACCATAGGTTAGATTTATTGTTTTACCGTCTGCACTGTTCTTAAAACCAAAGAAAGATGGCGCAGCCACAGATGCCACAAGTTCATAACCGTCTTCAGCTTGCTTCACTTGCAGAAATTCACCAGCCTTGCCGGTCAATGTCTGTGGAATATTAGCTGACGCGATGTATCCCTGCGCTGTCTGTGAGTATGTCAATGCGATATCACGCGCTGACTCAGCATCATCTTTGTGTGTTTCAGCCTGATTGCGATATGTTAATGCATCATTCTTTGCATCAAGTGCGTTAGTGGCATAAGTGTCCGTAGCATTTCTAAAGTTACGGGCTTCATCACGGAAAGTCTCCGCTTGATTAACAAACCCAGCCGTAGCACTTAACGTCCACTGTTTGTTTGCTGCATCTAAATTGTTAACTGGATCAGCTAAGTTTTCAATCTTACGTCCACCGGCTTCAAATTGGTCAGAGGCATTCTTTGCCATTGTCAATTCTTTAACGTCCACCGCTTCTTGTGCGAGGAAAAAGCCCTGCAAACTGTCTGTATCTAGTATTTCTTCTGACAGGACTGAACCTGTCTGATAGTCCACCAGACGCGCTGCTGGTGATGTCTCACGGGTAATCACAATGATTGCCCCAAAGGCGGCGGTATTCGTTAGCTGAAGCTGACCATCATTAAGCCAACTGAAATCTGTCGTTGCTACACCGTTTACCGATACCTTTACATGAGACTTTTGAAGGTACTCAAAGTTAACATTGAAGTCGGTTTCACCCGCCGCATTGTTCACTGTGTACACATCTCTAGCAAAAGCCATTTTTATCTCCTGTAAAGATGCGGGGGCATTTAGCCCCCACGTTTGTTAGTTGTCTAAAATCACGTCAGCTATCTGTTTGTATAGCTTAAACGGCATCAGCTTTGTTCCGACCTGACTCATACGGTCACCATCGCCAGCAATAGTGGCATCAGTGAAATCCCATACATCGTTGATCAATCCACCTGATGGCCCTGCAAGTAGTGCCAGACGGTTCTTCTCCATCGAGTATCGGGATGCACCTGTCAGCCCTAGCTGTTGAGAAGCAGCGGATATTGGTGTCGATAGGAACATTAAGAACCCAGCGCGATCAACAATATCGTAACCCCATTGACCTAGTGATCTTTGTTTAATCTCACCAGAACGCTTGAGGTCTGTCGCTGCCACAATGCCATACCCAAGACCGGCGGCCAGTGCCATAGACATAAATGCTTGCATATCTCCGTACCCTGCCATCCGCTGGAATGCGGGAAGCATATACTTATTGAGACTTACAAAGCCGTATGTCTGGAACTGCAACACCATCTTGGCGTAATTGTTTGACATCAGGAACGGTGTATCACCTTTACCCGGTGTCATAATGGCTCTTGTAGCTACTGAGTTAAGTGCGATTTTTACAGCTTCATAGGCTGTCTGACCTTCCTTACCTTCTTCAAGCCAGCGACCCATGTTTAACTCATAAACGCCCTCAACAAATTCAGGCTCATGTTTAGACATCATCTTACGAACAGCGCGGATTTCATCTGCACCTAGTCCTAAACTAGCCATCTCAGCGATGATCTTTTGTGATTGAATGTTATTGGCAGAAGCCTCCGATAATATAGAATCCCAACGATTTAGATGTCTGACAAAAGTGTCTTGCATCTGTACCATCGCGAGAGCCTTCATTCGTGTGTTCCACCATGACATCCCAGAGCCAATATTAGTTGCCTCTGAAAGACCCCCGATAACACGGTCAGCCGTACTGGTCGTGTAGTGAGTCCAAGATCCATAGTCACCAATGCCGGTCTGTTCCCGTGCAGCTTCAGCTTGGTTCATCTTCATCACAGTACTATTGTGTAAGATACGCTCAGAGCCGATAGCTAACAGCCTGATCTCACGATTGTTCATACCAGCCATCGTTCTGTTCCATGCCTTGAAGTTCTTAGCAGTGAACGTGCCGAAGCCTGATGTAAACGTGACGTTAGCCAGATCAGCCGTAGATGGAATCAAGAAGCCAGAGCCATAACGCACATAGTTAAACTGACGTGCTAGTTGTGAACCCCAAGCAATAACAGACTCTGCGTTTTCAGGAAGACCAAGTACCCCTAGCATTCTAGCAAACCCATTCTCAACGTCTTTTAGTGCAATACGTTCTTGCTTCTCTAGTTGACGTAAGCGTCTAGGCTTTCCTTGTGCTTTGGCTTTTAATGCTCTGAAATCATCTCTGATCCCGTTCTGCAAATCCTTGATCATCACATCGATGCCTTTGTTGCCAAAAGCGTCATTCAATGCAAAGCGTGTGGATAGATCATCAACTGACCGCATCATGATGCTATACAAATCAGCCTGTAGATATCCTTTTTCGATAGCTACACGGCGTTCCTCGTTGGTCATGCGGATGTGTCTACGCTTAGTACGACCGGACTCTGTGATCACCAGTTCGGAGTCAAACCCACCGAATGGGTCTTTCTTACGATTGCCTAGCTTTAGCACTAAATCTTCAACATAGAGATGAAGCGGTGCTTTAGTTTCAGCTTTCTTAGCGTCACGCTTTAGTTTCTTCAGATCACGTTTAGCTTTACGCGCAGTCTTCTGCGTGTCTTTAGCCATCTTTGTCTTGAACTTCTTCAGGTCAATAAGCTGTTGCTTTCGGGCAGAAGCCTCAGTCAGTGACTTATTGAAAGCCTCAAGCTGTAGATCCATCGCTTCTAATTCACCCTGTTTCTTTTTGATCTGAGTGTTTAGATTACGGATACGTTCCTGAAGTGTTGCTAAACGCCGACTGCTTACTGGCTTCTTCCCTGCTTCTTTAACAGCTTCATCAAGCGCATCATCACCAGACAGACGGAGTTCGTTGTCAGCTTTAATAACTTGATCACGGGCAAACGTGTTGTCAGCTTTTGATGCTTGACCACCCTCATCCTCGACCATCTTCAGCAATGCTTCAGCTTCTTTTACTTCTGCACCACGCTTAGATTTATTCTTAGCAGTAGCTTGGGTCACATCGTGAAACTGATTAGCACGGATCTTGACTTCCTCTTCAGCCGCTTTCAGTTCTGCCTTGGCTTTCTTACGTTCAGCAACCAGCTTATCGACAGCCGTCTTACGCCGCTTACGCAACGAATACTTCTTGTCTAGTAGCTTCTTGAGTTCATCAAGTGACGCATTCTTAATGTCAGTCCAGTTAGTGCGCTGGGAACGCCCTGCTAATACAGCATCACGCCGTGTACGAACTACTGCGTCTTCTGCTTCAGCAATCTTAGCTTCTAGCTGGGCTTCTTCTAGCGTCTTCTCACCAGCCATCCACTCTTCTAACATTTCGCGTTTCTGGATTTGACCTTCATCTGGTGTGAACTTTGTGGTCTTTCCGTTAACTGTTACGGTAACATCTTCTTCACCTAGCTTGCCAAATTGTTCTGGAGTCAGTCCATATTCACCGATGAAGTCATCAGTCGGGCGTGACCCAAAGATTTGCATAAAGAAGTTAAATGCCCCGTCAGGGTCAGCTTTGATACCCTTCGCATCCCACAATTGTGCAACACCATATTCACGACCTAAGTCCTCAATGTCATAACCTTTTTCTTTCATGACTTGGGCAAAGTTTTTATTTAACTCATGAATACGATCTGCCTGACGCTTTGCCGCGTTGACAATCATGTCAGCCCCATCCTCACCAAAGCGAGAGATAAGATTGTCCATTTCATCTAGCGTGATGTCGTCAAACAGTTGCTTGAATGTAAGGTCGTGAAACTCCCATTCATTAAGTGTTCGGTCAGATGTTAATGAGCGTTGACGCGGTCTTGCATCACGCCCTGCTAGTACATCTTTACCTAACTGTTTAGCACGTTGCCCTGCGTCCGCAGCCGTTGCAGCGGTTTCATTAAACGCTTTACCATCGGCTAGATCAACACGAAGACCAACATATTCACTATGTGCCTGTGCTAGAACTTCGTCTTCAAAGCGTTGCATATAAACCAGCTTACGGTCTTCGACAGATATTTTAGCAATACCAGCCCGAATACCTTCGGTCATGATGCCACCGATGTTATACATCGATGCTGTCATATCTCTTGCAGTCTTTGACGCTGATGTTAAACCACGCACGATAGGTGACACCTTCGCACCAAGTTTCAGCGTAGCGTACTCACCAGCTTTACCAATGGCTTTGATAGGAACTCGCGCTGCGCCTTGCGCCATTACACCACCAGACTTAGCAAGTTCAGTTGTCTTAACTGCCGCCGCACCCACAGATTGCCCCAAAGGTGTTTCAGCTACAGCTTTCCAAGTAGTTTCGCCATTCTTAATAATAGGCTTTAGAATTACGTTTTCTTTCATGCCTGTTCCGATACGACCAATCGCAAGCGTTACAGGGTTATTAGGATGAAGCGGATTTGATGCGCCTTTGTAATACATAGGAGACGATGGATCTAACGCACGACCAAAGACACCAAAGCCCCCGCCGATTACTGTACCAC